TCCCTCTTCACGATCTCGTCTGGGAGTTATCGGGCAGGCCAGCCCCGAAGTTCCCCATGACCATCGACCACTGCAACCGCGACCCCAAAGACAGCCGTCTTGAAAACCTGCGAATCGCCACGCCATCACTTCAGGCCCTGAACACCAGAAAGCCAACAGGCAAGTACGGATTACCTGCGGGCGTGTCTTTTGTGGAGTTCAATGGCAGCGGCAAGAAGAGGGCAAAGCCATACGCAGCCAGAATACGCCACAGAGACAAGAGGACTTTCATCGGGATGTTCACCACCCCCGAAGAAGCGTCCGCAGCCTACGAAAAGAAACGTGCCGAACTCATTTCCCTTGAGTGTTCCCTTTCCTCCCCGGAGTAACTCCCATGAAAAAGTATGTGATCTTTGCCATTGCTCTTCTCCTTGGCTGTCTGGCCATCCCGGTCGTTGAGCCGGTTCAGGCTGGCAACTGCCACGGCAAGAAGAAGGCGACCCCCACGGCGGTGACCGTGGAGGAAGATGTTGTTGTCGAAGGTGCCAAGGTCAAGGTGAAGGACACCGTGACCGTCGAAGAGGGCCCGGCTGGCGTGACCGTGGTCGAGAAGATCGAGGTGGACGAGGGCCCGGTCGGTGGCCCCGTCGGCGTCCATGCTTCTCGGAAGGCTGCCCGTAAGGTGAAGCGAGCGACCATTGCGGAGGCTAAGGCCGAACGCAAGGCTGCCCGTGCCGCCCAGAAGGAAGCCAACGCCGAGTTTGAAGCCGGTGCTGAGGAAGCCGTCCGCGAGGCCTACTCCAAGTAGTCGTTGGCATCACTCCGGGGGGCCATGCTTCCGGCGCATGGTCCCCCGGGGAGCCGGTTCAGGAGTTAAGAATGAGCAGACTTTTGAGAACGCTGCGAGAAAGCAGGATGTCTCCTCAACAGCAGGAGTTGCTCAAGTTTTTAATCACTGGTGGCCAGTACAGCAGCCTGCCACCTGACATTGGTGCTGATCCCATCGGAGACCCGGCGGCTGACTATCTGGATGGCCCCAGCATGGCAGACATTCTCTTGAAGAACGCCAAGGCCATGGCCGTCCACGACATGCTCAGGCAGGCCCGGTCAGAGGACGGCAACCCACGGATGGCACCCATGATCGCATCTATTGGCCAACTGGACCGATGAGCGAAACACCTAAACCACCCGACCAGACCCGGCAGTGTGACAACTGCAAGCAAGTTAAGCCGCTTAACCCTAAGCATTTTCCTAGGGTAAAGGGCACCCAGCACAGCTATCAATGGGTCTGCCGCCCCTGCAAGGTCAAGATCAAACAGCAGGCCCAGATGGAGCGGCTGGAGAGGACTGCCATTGGCAACTACCTCTCTCGGACGGTCTCGGGCGGCTCCAACATCCCCCACACAGCAGAGCTTCTAGAGGGGATCATGCACTACTTTGGTGGTGCAAACGGGTTCGCCAGTCTGGTGATGAAGCAATACTTTGAGGCCGCCCCGGGCAGCAGGATGCGCAACTCCCTGCTTGAAATGGTCGTTCGGCTGGCGTCCAAGAACACCGAGCAGGGCGGTGCCAAGAAGCCCATCGACCTGTATTCAGAGGAGGAGCTAGAGGCCGAGATTGACAAGCGTCTCAGGCAGGCCGTCCTGACCTATGGAGGAGTAAGGCACATCGATGTCCAAGAAGAAGAACCAGATTCCACCAACCCCACTCCCAACGGTCCAGAGCATATCGAGCTTCCAGCGGGACGAGTTGAAGAGCTTGCAGAGCGAGCTAGCAGAGAGGCGCATAGAAGCCTTGAGGCTGTACAGGCCAACCGACAGGCAGAAGGAGTTTCATGAGTGCCGCTCTAGTGAAACACTTGTGCTGGGTGGAAATCGTTCCGGCAAGTCCCTCTGTTCATTCATAGAGGACGCATGGGCCGCAACTGGCACCCATCCCGTCGAAGGAAAGTACAGAAAAGAGGGCGGGAATCTCGTCATCGTCGGCCAGAACTGGAAACACATCGGATTAGTCGTAGTGCCCTATTTGTTCAAGGCCGGGGCCTTCAAGATCATCAAGGACAAGGCGACGGGCCAGTTCCGAGCCTACGATCCGGTTCTCGACGCCGACCGGGCCAAGGAAGCCAAGCCAGCCCCGCCCCTGATCCCGCCCCGAATGGTCAAGAGCTTTTCATGGGTGCTGAAGTCAGCAGGTTACTTGAACTCCTGCGAGCTACATAACGGCTGGACAATCTATTGCTTCTCTTCAGAGGGTGATCCCCCCCAAGGCTTCCAAGCTGATAGGGTCCATATAGATGAAGACCTTAACAACGAATCATGGGTTCCTGAAATGCAAGCTCGCCTTGCCGACAGGAAAGGTCTCTTCTGTTGGTCAGCCATGCCACATTCCAAGAACGAGGCTCTGCTTGGGCTAAACGAACGAGCCGACAAGGCAGAGGAAGTTGGCAATACCAAGGACATCAGGCGGTTTGTCCTGAGGTTTCTTGATAACCCCCATATCGATGGCGATGAGAAACGGAAGGCCATCGAGCGGTGGTCGGCCATTGGTGATGACGTTCTTAGGCAGAGGTCCGAGGGTGAGTTCGTCATCGACAGCATCCTCGTCTACCCGAACTTCAACCCCAACATCCACTCCTGCGAGCTAGAGACACCGGACATCCCAGACGATTGGTGCCGGTATGCCGTGGTGGACCCGGGTCACGCCGTCACCGCCGTGCTGTTTGCAGCCGTCCCACCAGAAGGCGACCGGGTGGTGTGCTACGACGAGCTTTACATAAGGAACTGCAACGCCACCATATTTGCCACTGAGTTTCATAAGAAGGCGGGCGGCAAGCAGTTCTATGCCTTTTTGATTGACTCGCACGGTGCCCGCCTGACGGATATTGGCTCAGGAAAATCCCCTCAGGACCAGTATTCCGAACAGCTTTCAGCCCTAGGAATCAAGTCCAAGGTGACTGGCTCAAGCTTCATCCCCGGCTCTGATGACATCCAGTCCGGCCTTCACGCTGTCCGGCAGATGCTCCACATCCGCCCGGACGGAACCCCTCGCATCCGGTATGTCAGGAGCAGGATGCCCAACTTTGAGCGGGAGATGAAGCGGTACAAGAAGAAGACCGTGAGCGTGGCGGGCACCACCATCGTGACAGACGAGCCCAACAAGAGAGGCGAGTTCCATCTGGTGGACTGCCTCAGATACCTGTGTGCTTATAGCCCCGATTACCACAAGCCAGAGGTAAAGGTGGAAGCACCATGGTGGCAGGCATGGAAAGAGCGCAGGGACAAAGAGCAGGGCAAAACTGGTGCTATTTACTTAGCCCCTGCTAGCTATTCCGAAGTGTACTACGCCTGACAAAAGCCTCTTGTTGTCTTGCATTTCGCTCCGGTAAATGGTGTCAGCGTTGCTTGAACACCAATTTCTGGAGGTTATATGGCCACCTTTCAAATGCCCGCCCTGTCGGTGGGTGACATGGTTCTCTTCTACGACAACCCTTTCACCGATGGGAATCCGGTGATGGGTTGGGTCACCTGCAAGCCCGGCACCCAGACCATCAAAGTGCTGGTGTTTGCCGAGGACGCTGGCTTTGTCGAGAAGCCGTCCGTCCGGCACAGGGATGACCCGTTCTGGAGGGAGAGCGAAACGGCACAGGCGTGGCAGAAGTGGGGTGCGTTCGATCTTCACCCCAACACCAAGGCCTTGAAGGAACTCCAAGCTCTTTTGACCAAGACCAAGATCGAGGCCGCTAAGAAGGGTTGATGCGCGTCCAGAAGCCCGACAGGTACATAAATACAAAGGAGAGTTCCATGAAGCGGTTTTTGATCGCAGCTACGGCTTTCGGGATGTGTTTGAACTGGACGGTGGAAGCCCATGCAAAGCCCCGCCGCCAGTACCAGCAAGGCCAGCCGGTCCAGAACGTAGTGCGAGCCATGACCAACACCGCTCAAGGGGTGGCCGAGGCCTGTGCCCGCATGGGTCGGCTTCAGCACATGGGCGGCAACGGCGGCATGATGGAAGGCATCGGGATGGCCAGCACCCCGGAAGCAGCGGTCAGGAACTGCTGCTACTACGGGCAGATTGCCATTCAGGATCAGGGTGTAGCTCAGGGGCCGAACGGGATGTGGTACGCCTGTATCCGAGGTAGGTGATGGACGAAAACCTGTATCCCGAGCTTCCCTCAGAGGGCTCCGATGGTGGCCCGTTTGAGGCCCCGCCGCAGGACATTATCCCGCAAAAGAGGATGGAGGATGCCCTTAGGGCTATCTCTACCTCTTGGCTGTCGAAGCTCAAGCAGGCCCAGAAGCACAAGAAGCCGTTCTCCGATGACTCCAAAGAGTGCATGAACTTCTTTGACGGTCACGGGGACTGGTTCTGGAAGTCTGACGGCAAGAGCGACAAGAGCTATTCCAAGCTGGCACCGCCCAGCTTCAGGATGTGCATCAACAAGGCTTTTGAGGCTGTAAAGCTCTTTGGGTCAGTCATTTACCACCGCAACCCGGTAAGGACTGTCACCCCAAGGACGTTCCCGGCGATCCCGCCACAGGCCATGGGCATCGACCCCAGCCAGCCGCCACAGATCGATCCGATGACCGGGCAGCCCATGCCCGATCCCATGCTCCAGCAGTACATGCAGGCCTCAAGTCAGATAGACATGATGGAGGAGCAGAGGCGAACGGTAGCCCAGCTTGTAGAGACCTACCTGAATTACACGCCCGTGGAGTTGAACCTCAAGGAACACTCCAGAAAGGCTGTTGACGAGGCCATTATCAAGGGCATGGGGGTGTGGTGGACCGAATTGGTCGAACTCCCAGCCACAGAAGACGGCCAGACCTTCGGGATCATCGGCTCGTTCTATGACTCCTGTGACAATCTCTTGATGGACCCGGACGCAGACGAGCAGGAGGACATCCTGTGGTGTGCCCGGCGGTGCGTTCACCCGATTGACGAAGTGGCGGCCCAGTATGGCCTGAGCAAAGAGGACCTAAAGGGTCATCTAGAGAGCTTCGTGGCCCGATCCCAAGAAGAAGACCGGGACTACAAGACCAAGAAGCAGAACGGCAAAACCAACGACCTGTGCGTTTACTGGAAGATTTGGTCTAAGACCGGATTCGGCCACACGCTCAAGGGATTCCCCAAAGAGTTTGCCGGGATGTTCGATGCCCTTGGTCAGAACTGCTATGTGGTTGTGGCAGAAGGCGTAGATTTCCCTTTGAATTGCCCCAAGGAAATAGCCCTTGAGCAGCCAGACGAGACGGGCCTTCCAAACAGCCTTTTCACCAAGAGCCGCTGGCCCATTCCCTACTACGCGGACATCAATGGCTGGCCTTTCACTCCGCTTCAGTTCCACAGAAAGCCGGGGTACATCTGGCCCATCTCCCATCTGAAGCCGGGTCTGAGTGAGCTTAAGTTCCTGAACTGGGCCATGTCCTTCTTGG